ATCGAGTTCGACAGCAGCCGCGCCGTGTCGGGGTTGCCGTCGATCGACAACCGCGTGCTGCTGGTGGGCCAGCGCCTGGCGGCCGGCAGTGCAGCCGCGCTGACAATCCAGTCCATCACCGAGGCGGCCGACGCCATCGCCGCATTCGGCCGAGGCTCGATGCTGGCGCGCATGGCAGCTGCCTTCCGCAAGATCGACGGCAACAGCCGGCTCTATGCGATTGCACTGGACGATGCCGGCGGCGGTGCAGCGGCGACGGGCACCATCACGGTGACCGGGCCGGCCACCGCTGCGGGCACGATCGCGCTCATGGTTGCTGGCGTCGCGGTGCCGGTGGGCGTGGCCAATGCCGCCACGGCCGCCACGGTGGCGACGGCGATCGCGGCAGCGATCAATGCCAAGCCCGATCTGCCGGTGACGGCGGCGGCCGTTGCGGCCGTGGTCACCCTCACCAGTCGCCACAAGGGCACCTGCGGCAACGCGATCGACATCCGGCACAGCCACAACGATAGCGAGGCGCTGCCGGCCGGGATCGGCCTGGCGATCGTGGCCATGTCAGGCGGCGCCACCGATCCCGACATCGACACCATCTGGCCGGTGATCGGCGACAATGCCTATCGCACGCTGATCGTGGGCAACGTGGACGCCACTGTGGTTGGCAAGCTCAAGATCGAGCTGGACGATCGCTGGGGCGCGATCCGCATGCTGGAAACCGTGGCCTATGGCGCGAAGGCCGGGACGCAGGGCACGCTGAGCGCTTTCGGGGCAGCGCAGAACGCCGTGCTCTGCTCTGTCCTGGGAACGGGCAAGAGCCCCAGCTGGGCGCCGGATGCGGCGGCGATGTATGGCGCGGTCTGCGGCTACTACACCGCGATCGACCCAGCCCGGCCGGTACAGACCCTGACGCTGACGGGCATGGTGGCGCCCAAGGATGCGGACAAGTTCACCCGCACCCAGCGAGAGGCGCTGCTCCAGGACGGAATTTCGACCTTCACGGCCGACGATGATGGCACCTGCCGCATCGAGCGCGCGATCACGATGTATCAGACCAACGCGCAGGGCATCGACGATACCGCCTATCTGAACCTGGAAACGGTGACGACGGTCTCGTACCTGCGCGCCTCGCTGCGCAGCCGGATCGCGTCGAAGTTCCCGCGCCACAAACTGGCGGACGATGGCACCAACTACGGGGCCGGCCAGGCGATCGTTACGCCCAAGGTGCTGCGCAACGAGCTGATCGCCTTGGCGCGCGAATGGGAAGACGCTGGCCTGGTCGAGAACCTGGACCAGTTCGTGGCCGACCTGATCGTGGAGCGCGACGCGACCGACAAGGATCGCGCCAACGCCCTGGTGCCGCCCGACATCATCAACCAGTTCCGCCAGTTCGCGGCGGCGATCCAGTTCCGCCTCTGATCGCCCGCTCAGCGGCGCGAAAACAGGCTTTGAGAAGGGGTAAGACATGGCAAATCCGAACCAGGTGGTGGGCCGCCTGAAGGTCAAGATCGATGGCGCGATGCAGCCCACGGCGCAGGGCAAGGCCACGATGAACATCGGCGGCGTGACGCGCGAAGCGGTGCCGGGCGATTACGAGTCGGGCAGCTTCATCACAAAGCAGGTGCCGAGCGAAACGGAGTTTGAAGTCCTGCTCAAAAAGGGCGTTTCGCTGGCCAATCTGCGTGCGATCGACAACGCCACGCTCACGCTGGAGACCGACATCGGCACGTCCTACATCGTGCGCAACGCCTATTGCGCCGATGCGATCACGGTGGGCCAGGAAGGCTCGGCCAAGGTCAAGTTCATGGGGCCGCCGGCGGAGGAAGTGCTGTGAGCCGCACTCTCGCCACCTACAACCTCAAGCACCCGATCATCCGCGAAACGCGCGATGCGCAAGGCCAGGAGCACGAGGAAGTGCTGCGGGAGGCCGGCGCCTGCATCGTGGTGAAGCGCCCGCGCGCCAAAGACCTCAAGATCATGGACCAGTTCGCGGGGCGTGACATCGCCGGCTCCATGGCGCTGCTGTGCCGCGTCAGCACGCTCAGCGAAGAGGAAGTGGAACTGCTCGACGCTGACGATCTGGGCGAGCTGGGAAACTTGCTCGGCAAGGCCTCGACGAGTGGCCAGACGACTGGGCAGCCTGCCTAGCGACCCTGGCGCGGGCGGACACCTTCAACATCACGCCGCACGAGCTGTGGCGGATGACGTGGGGTGAAGTCGAATTCTGGCTGAAGCAGGCCGAGGCACAATTTCCGGCATCGGAGTGATCCATGGCTCTCAAGTTTTCGATGGTGCTGCAAGCGGTCGATCGTGTAACCGCGCCGGCCCGCCGCGTGCGCACCGCGGTGGGGGGCATGACTGCCGGCATTCGCCAGTTCGCCCAACAGATGCGGCGTACATCGCAGGACGTGCAGAGCGGGGCGCGTAGTCTGGAATATTACCAGACGCGCGCGCGGCGCATGCGCCAGGTGGCGCTGGAGAGAACCTTTCGTGCGGCGGCCGCCTCGGCGCGCCAGCTCGCCACCAACGTGCGGGGGGCTGTTCGCAATCTGGACCTGTTGACGCTTGCCGGCCGAGCGGCAGGGCGCGGCACGGCATGGGTGGGCGAGAAGGTCGCCGGGCTCGCGAAATGGGGGGCAGCCGGCGTGGCTGCTGGGGCCGGCCTGTCGCTGTTCAACCTCTTCGACACTGCTGGTCAAATGGAGCAGTTTCGCATCGCCTTTCAGGTCGCTGAGGGCTCTGCGGACAAGGCCAAGGCGAAGTTGGACTGGATCAGCAAGTTCGCGGCCGACACGCCCTATGAACTTGACCAGACGATTGAGGCGTTTCGGACCTTGCAAAGCGTCGCTGGTGTCGATCCTACGGATGGTTCCCTCCGGATTGTCGGGGATGCTGCGGCTGGGACAAGCAAGGATTTGCAGCAGGTGGCAGAGGCATATGCCGACGCCGTGAACATGAGTTTCGAGCGCCTGTTGGAATTGGGTCTGCGAGCCACGCAGCAAGGCAACAAGGTCACGTTCGTCTATAGGAAAAATGGTCAGGCGATCACGAAGACCGTCAAAAAAGACGGCCTGGAGGTCAAGAAGGCGCTTGAGGCAATCTGGAAAGACCAGTTTGGCGGCTCAACCCTCGCCCAAAGCAAATCGCTGTTCGGCATTCTCTCCAACATCAAGGATATGTGGAGCCGCTTCCAGGTCATGGTCGCGGACGCTGGTATCTTCGACAAGGTCAAGGGCAAGCTCAGTGAACTCTACGATTGGGTGAGCAAGCTTGCGGAAAATGGTAAGCTGAAAGTCTGGGCCAAGGATATCTCCGACGCCCTCGGTGCGGCGTTCGATTGGGCGGTCAACCTTATCCAGAACACCGATTGGAAGGCATTCGGTCGAGATCTTCAAAAGGTCGGAAAGGCCGCCTGGGATATCGCCAACGGCGTCGCGGATGCCGTGCGCTCTTACCAAAGATGGAGGGCGCAACACCAGGCCAGGACAGACGAGATTAACGAACAAGGTGGGTTGGTATCAGAGGCCGACAAAAAGAAGGCACGGGAGGACAGGCAGGCGCTTGAGCGGGAATATGGTCCGCTTACCGACACCGGCCGCGTCGAAGCCGCTCGCAACCGCGCGCCGGCCGTGAGCAAGCCGCAAGCATCTGCCGGTGCGGTACGGGTGGGCGGCCTAACCAAAGTTGAAGTGAAGTTTGTGGGGCCGCTGCGTGGGAAGGTTATCTCGACCGACGCTGAAAACGACGATGTTCCAACGGTCGTGAACCTCGGTCATTCCATGGGAGGGCCGGCATGACCTGGCGCGACCAATACCAAGCCGGTTCGTTCCGTGGTGCGGCGTTCCGCACCGAAGGTCACGAGCGATCGGGCGGTCGCCGCAATGTGGCCAGCGAATTCCCCGGCCGGGACGAACCGGAGGTAGAAGACCTGGGCCGCCGCGCCCGGCAGTTCTCGCTCGATTGTCACGTCCTGGGCGATGACTATTTCGCCGATCGGGATGCGCTGCTCGATGCGCTGGAGGCTGCCGGTCCCGGCCTGCTGGTGCATCCGTGGCATGGCCAGATGATGGTGATCGTGCTGGATTACTCCAGCAGCGAAAGCACCGAGGAAGGCGGCATCTGCCGGTTTCGCATCACGTTCAAGGAAGCGGGCCTCGCGGTGCCGGCGCCGATCGCGCTCGCCAGCGCGGACACCGCGACAGCCGAGGCCGATGCGCAGGCAGCCGCTGCCCCGGCGAATTTCGCCAAGACATTCTCGATCGAGAAGGCGGCCGCCTTTGTTGAGGACAGTGCGGGCAAGATCGTTTCGGGCATGGCGACGGCCACGCAATTGGCGGCGGCTGCACAAGGCGGCGTGGGGCCAGCGCTGCGGGCTTTCCAGGCCGGGCTTTCGTTCCTGCCCGCCAATATCTCGGGGTTGCTGCGCGCGCCATTGTCACTGGCCAGTTCCATCGTCGGCCTTGTCTCGGCCGCGTCGGCGCTATCCGCACCCGCTCGTGGATTGATCACCGCGCTGACCGGGATGATGGATTGGGAGCCGGCCGATGCGCAACTGCCGACGACGACGCCCAACCGCGTGCAGGAAGACCAGAACCGCCAGGCGCTTCTTGGGCTGTTCCGCGTGTCTGTCGCTTGCGAGCTGTGCCGCACGGCTGCGGCGATGACGTATGTCAGCTATGATGACGCGGTGACGGTGCGCCAGGCGCTGGCCGACCGGTTCGAGGCGCGGGCGCTGGAAGCGGCCGATGCCGGCGACGACGACACGGCCGAGGCGCTGGATGCGCTGCGCCGGGCTGTCACGCGCGATCTGGCCGCGCGCGGTGCCAGCCTGGCGAGACTCTATGCCTATGAGATGCAGGCGACCGAGCCCGCCCTGGTCGTGGCGCAGCGGATTTATGGTGCCGCCGGCATCGAGGCGCGGGCGGCCGAAATCTGCGAGCGGAATGCGGTTTCGCATCCTGGGTTCGTTCCTGGCGGATCAACCCTGCAACTTCTGACCGACACGAGCACGACATGAGCGGAGAGCTGACCGCAGACACGCGCAACGACGTGCTGCTTTGGCTGGACGGCAAGGGCTATGCCGGGTGGACCGATGTCAGCATCAATCGCGGCATCGATGCCGTCTGCGGCTCGTTCGAGCTGGGCATCACGATCCGCGAAACGACGGGTGGTGTGGTGTTTCCGGTCAAGACGGGGATGTCTTGCCAGGTGACCTTGGCCGGCGTGGCGCAAGTGACCGGTTGCATCGATAGCGTGAACCGGTCGCTCTCGGCCGAAGACTGGTCGATCAAGATCGCCGGGCGGGATAAAGCCGCCGATCTGGCGGACTGCTCGGCTATCAACAGCCCCGGTAGCTGGAGCAACGCCAAGCTGGAGACGATCGCCAATGCGATTGCGGCGCCTTTCGGCATTTCGATCGATGTGGCGGCCAGCACCGGCGCCGCGTTCCGCAAATTCGCCCTCCAGCAAGGCGAGACGGCTTGGTCGGCAATCGAGCGTATGGCGCGCTATCGCGGCCTGATCGCCTGGAGCCTGGGCGATGGCACCATCCGCATCGGCAACCCGGATAGCGGCTCGATCACTGGCCAGGTCATCGAAGGCGTAAACCTGCTCTCGGCCGAGGCGACCGATGACGCCAGCCAGCGCTTTTCGCAGTACATCGTGAAAGGCCAGGCGGCCGCTGATGACAACCGACATGGCAAGGCTGTTGCGCAGGTTAAGGCAGAAGCGACCGATGCCGACGTGTCGCGATACCGCCCCCTCATCATCGTTGCCGAAGAGCAGGCGGACGTGAGTTCCGCCCGCAAACGCGCGGCCTGGGAGGCGCAAACTCGCGCGGCCAAGGGCCAGCCGGTGAATGCGCGCGTGCCGGGATGGTATGCCGGCGATCGTGGAACCGGCCCGGCCTGGGAGCCGGGCGCGCGGGCACAGGTGAGCATTCCGCGATGCGATGTCGATGGGGTGCACCTGGTTGAACGGGTGAACCTGGTCCGCAACAGTGAGGAAGGCACTTACACGGCGCTGAGCCTGGTGCCGCCCGGCGCCTGGGCGCAGTTGGCCGAGCCGGAGGCCAAGGCATGATGGATGCGGTTCGCCGCATGCTGGCCCCGCTGGAGGGCCGCATCCGGCTGATGCTGTCGCGCGCCGTCGTTTCGCTGATCAACGATGCCGCGAAAGCGCAGGAATTGCAGGTCGATCTGCTGGCAGACGAAACGCAGGATGGCGTGGAGCGCTGGCAGAACTATGGCTTTACCTCGCATCCGCTGGCAGGCGCCGAAGCGCTGGTCGGCTGCGTGGGAGGCTTGCGCAGCCATGCTGTTGCCATTGTTGTCCAAGACCGGCGCTTTCGCCTGGTCAATCTCCAGCCGGGCGAAGTGGCGTTCCATGATGACCTCGGCAACGTGGTGCATCTCAAGCGCGAAGAGGTTCTGATCGAGGGCGTGGACAAGGTCCGCGTCGCCGCGCCGGTCGTGATCGTCGAGAGCGACGACGTGCAGCTGGGCGGCGCAGGCGGTGCCAAGGTGGCGCGCGTTGGCGATGCGGTGGACCCGGCCACGAACAAGATCGTCGAAGGCAGCGACAAGGTGCGTGCGGCATGACCGATCTGGCGCTCATCTGGGATGCCGATTCGTGGTGCGCCGATCTGCTGATGCAGGATGGCGGACTTGCGACCGATGAAGGTATGCGCTCGGCCATTCTCATCAGCCTGTTTTCCGACGCGCGCGCGCCC